AAGATGACCATTGAGATCAAGCAGAGCCGCCGTAGCACTGAACAAAACGCAATGTTTCACAGCATGATTGGCAAAATCAGCACGGCAATGGCGGCGGCAGGCAGCACCTGGACAACAGATGACTGGAAAAGATTGCTTATCGACCAGTGGGCGCACGACACAAACCGCAAGATTGGCAAGGTCTGCCCGAGCCTGGATGGTGAGCGCATTGTTCAGCTGGGCCTGCAAAGCCACAAGTTCACCACCAGCGAAAGCAGCGAATTTATTGAATTCTTGTACGCCTGGGCAGCAAACAAGGGATTGACGCTGTAATGTGCTATATTTCAAAAGCAGTTGACCTTTCGGGGGTTCGCCCCCGCTTTTTGGACAGATATGCCAAACATTGACGACATTGCTGAATTCATTGCCCAGCTGTTCCACAGCAGCACGGTGACGCATCTGCTCCATTTGTCCACTGACAGCTACAGCAAGCACAAAGCCCTGGGCAAGTACTACCCTGCAATTGTTGAATTGACTGACAAGTTTGCCGAGAATTTCCAGGGCAAGTACGAGAAAATTAAGGTGTACCCCGAAGAATTCCACAGCGCCACTGACCCCATTGCTTACCTGCAAGGCATCCAGGCGTTTGTGACCGAGGCCAGAGTGTCATTGCCAGAGGACACAGAATTGCAAAACATTGTTGATGAAATCGCAGAACTCATTAACTCTACTCTGTACCGCCTGCGCTTTTTGGAGTGAACATGGATAGCAAGATGGAAAAAATGGAAAAGATGCAGCCAAAAGCTGAAAAGGCACCAATGCAGCCAATGGCCCAGCCCATGATGAAGGCCAAAGCGCCAGCGCCCATGAACTACAGCGGCGGCAAATCCAACGGCGGCAGCTGCTACGACCACGGCAGGAAAAGCAGCCAATGACTTGCGGCACTTGTCGGATGTTCCAAGACCAGCCCATCATGGGGGTCTGTCGGCTGTATCCGATGACGCAAAACAAGCAGCGCACTGATTGGTGTGGTCAATTTTCTGCCATTGAAACAGCCAGGACAATCACAGAATTGCCTGTGTACGACATAATGACCGACACATTGACGCCAGTTGCTATTGCAATTGCCCCTAGAATCAAACGAAAGTACGAGCGTAAAAATGTTCAAGCCACTGCGTGACCGTGTAGTTGTCAAGCCCCAGGTGCGGCTGTTGAGCGATTTAATCTATGTGGACAACAAAGAGCCGTTTAACGAGGGCACGGTGGTGGCAGTGGGCGCTCTGGTGACTGATGTGGCGGTTGGTGATTTTATTAAGTACGGCAACGGGGATTATTTGACTTGGCCTACCCACACTGAAGATGGGCAGGATTACCAGATCATCCAAGAAGCTGACATTTGTGCTGTTGTGGAGTATGAAAATGGCGAATAAACCCGGTTTGTATGCAAATATTCACGCTAAGCAGGAGCGCATTGAGCGCCAAAAGGATGCTGGCAAGACGCCAGAGCGCATGAGGACGCCAGGCTCAAAAGGTGCCCCCACTGCCGCAGCGTTCAAGGCCAGTGCCAAGACAGCTAAAAAATGAGCAAGCACGACAAGCCCATTGCCCATACCACCACGGGGAAGGGTAAGAACTACAACGCCACTGAGAAGGGCGCTGGAATGACAGCCGCAGGCCGCGCAGCGTACAACGCAGCCAACAACTCAAATCTCAAGCCGCCAGCCCCAAATCCAAAGACCAAAGCAGATGCAGGCCGCAAGGCTAGCTTTTGTGCGAGGATGGAAGGGGTTGTGCAACACGCCAAAGGCCCAGCAGAACGGGCAAAGGCATCCCTCAAAAACTGGAACTGTTAAAGGAAATATTATGGGTAACTCAGTAGCAATAGGCGCGGCATACCAAGATCAAGACCTTAAAGGGTCAAGTACGGTCTACGCCGCCGCAACATCAGGCCAAATTGGTTATAACACGGGTTCAGCAACCACTGCACCGTCAACTGTGACCCAAGCCACCAGCAAGTCAACAGGCGTGACCATCAACGCATCAGTGGGTCAAATTGTTACCAACAATGCAGCATTGTCTGCTGGGGTTGAAGTGGCATTTGTGGTTACAAACAGCGCAATCTCTGCATACGACATTCCTGTTATTGCAATTGCAAGCGGTTCAGCAACGGCTGGAACCTACTTGGTTTCTGTGGCAGCAGTGGCGGCTGGGTCATTCACCATCGTGATTACCAACGCAAGTGGTGGTGCATTGTCTGAGGCATTGACCATTAACTTTGCAACAATCCATGTAGCCCAAGCATGATTGGTCAAAGCCTGCTTAGCCAGATGCTCCCTGCCAGCAGGGACATACGCTATGGGCAAGGCCAAAACCAAGGCCAGATGATGGGCGGTGGCGGTGACGGGCGCAGTTCAAACCCTGGCTGGGACGCCATGTCAAACGCTGAGAAAGCCGCTTTTTACAGCGACAACCCTACGATGGCTGGAATTGCCAAGTTTGGGCAGAAAGCGCTGAATTACGCTCCATTTGGGGTAGGTCTGGCAATCAGGGCGCAGGAGGCCATGTTTCCGCAATTTGTTGCAGATCAGCAATCAGTTGCCCGTGGGATTGACCCTGCCACTGGTTTGCAAGTAGGCGGCTATGGTTCGCGCACAGCGCCCGATTTACAAAGTTTTGACATTGCTACACCAACCCCCACTGGCTTGTACGGCGACCAGTTTGCGGGTGAAGCTGCGCCAAAATCATCTGGTTTTATGGACACATTGGGACGAATGTTTGGTGGCTCCTCAGTGTCTTTAGGCCCGGTGGAAGTTCAAGATAGGACGCCATCACTTACGCCAGCAGGAATTGAAGCAGCAAACATTGCTGGTGGCTACGGCAACAACGAAGGATATGGTGCAGGCTTTGGTGGCCCTGACACTTCCAACAGCTTTGGTGAAGGCCAATACAACCAAGGCGGCATGGTCAACGCCCAGCACCTGATGGGCCGCGCTCCTGCGCCGGACGATGGCTACGGGGCGCTACAGGGCGGTGAGTACGTCATCACCAAGGCGGCGGTGGAGAGGTACGGCAAGGCGATGATGGACGCTATCAATAATGGCACTTTCCGCTAATCATGGAGTTTATAGAGGCACTGGCAAAGGGTTGGCCCATGCTGCTGGCGCTGATAACGCTCATCATTGTGCTGGCTAAGATGGACATCAAAATTGCCGTGTTGGAAGAAAAAGTTAAATCGTTGTTTGAGATATTCAACAGGAAAGACAAGTGATTGACCTTACCAAAGCCATTGGAGCCGTTGCCGCAAGCATTGCAGCGATTGGTGGCGGTTACACGCTTGCCGATAAGTTTGGTTGGTTTGACCGGGCTATTCTGGAGTGGTCGCCAGAGCATTTTAAAATCACAGCAGCGGCTGGACAGGCCATCAACGTCACAGTAGCCCGAATCAAAAAGCGTGATGACTGCTCTGTTGAAAGTTTTACCCCAAGCATCCGTGACGCATCGGGCATGGTGCATGAGGCAACGACAACGGCAAGCAAGTTCAGCGGCCCAGCAGGGCCACAGATTGATACGTTTACATACCAACTGACGATGGTGAGAAAAGAAAAGATTGCACCCGGCACAGCCACACTGTTGGCAACCATCAAGTACAAATGCCCGGAGGGTGAGCGTGTCGTGCAGTACCCTCGCCATGCAAATTTGTCGTTTTTATTGGAGAAATAATGGATTGGCTTAAACAGATTGCACCGACGATTGCTACCGCACTTGGTGGCCCCCTGGCTGGAATGGCGGTAAGCGCCATTTCCAAAGCCATTGGCGTTGACCCTGAAAAGGTTGGCGACCTGATCTCCAGCAATAAATTGTCTGCTGAACAGATTGCCCAGGTCAAACTAGCCGAGATTGAACTGCAAAAGCAGGCGCAAGAACTTGGCCTTAATTTTGAAAAGCTGGAAGTTGAAGACCGCAAGAGCGCCAGGGATATGCAGTCAGTCACTAGGTCAGTGATGCCGCCAATACTGGCTGCTGCTGTAACTATTGGATTTTTTACCATCATGATTATGATGTTTTTCAACAAGAT